TCCACTGTCTTTCCTACACTCTGGGCGTAATTCTCTTGGGCTTCTGTCTGATTTACTATAATTCCTAAGTTATCAAGTATCATAGCGCTACCTCTTCAAAGCCCCGTTACGATATCATTTAAAGCCTCGTCCATAGTTCTACCCATATTCTGACCTTTAACACTTGCTATTTGCATTAAGGTCGTCATTTCCTCTATATTACTTACCACTCCTAAGGAATAAGCCTTATTTGCCGCACTCATAAGGTTAAAGTCTGAAACAGTTCCTTGACTTGCTTTTCTCATAGCCTCTAACATCTCGTCCCCAGCTATTCCCGCACTTTCTGAGAGGTTTTTAAAACTCTGTTCTATTGGCTCTAAGTCTTTCCCTAAGTCGCTTATACTTTCCCCAATTCATACAAAAAGGGCAACTATTCAAAGACTTTTAATAGTTTTACCTATACTACTCAAAGCATTGTTTACATCATTAGTCGCCTTATTCGTGGTTTTTGTTGTACTATCTATATTCTTTTTTAGTTTATCTATATCTTTTGATAAACCCTCTATTACCTTAGAGGCTTTATCGTTAGCCTCTAAAAGTAATTGTATATTATAATCTGTTGCCGTCCCGTTCATTTATCTTTTTTTAGGAAATGAAGATTTTGCTTGTCTCTTTTGTTCGGCTCTTTTACTCTCTATATACTCGTGTTTCCTTTCCTCCATCAAAAAATTATAATGTAAATCTAATACTCGTTCTTCTACATTATCTAACTCAGCGGGGGAACAATGGTAAACATCTTTTATTAGTATATAGTCCCTATACTCTTTACTTACGCCTCTATTTGTTCTGAGGGTTTTTTTCATTTGTTCGATGATTTCTCATTTTTTAGCAGGGGGTCTTTTACCTCCAAAATCATTTGTAAAATATCTTGGTAATCACTATTTGCAAGTTCTCCTATTTCCTCCTCTGTTAAATTACTCATTGCTTTAACTAAGTAATCATTAGCATTTTGTACATTATCTTGGTTTATCTGAAACTGTGATTTATCAGCCCCAAAATTAGTCCCCTTAAATAATATACTATTATATTCTTTATCGATCTTTCTCGTATAAACATTATTAATAATAACCTCTTTTTCTGTACCATTAATAATAACTATTTTCTTTTCCATCTTGTTTCATAATCAAAATATAAAATATGCTTATTTCTCAAAGGTAGGGGCTTTATGTGAAACAAGCAAAGAACAAAAAGCCCCAATTAAATTTTAGTATGAAGATTTATCATTGATAAGAATAACCTCGATTGCTGTTCCGTTATCTGTGTCGTATTGACCCGTGAAACCCATAGTCTGGCTTACTAATTCGTCGTTATTATCTGTCTTAGTCCAACTATTAAGACCAGCTTTCATAATATCGACATAAATTCCACTTAGATTTTCTCCCGTTCCATTTTTAGCATAAAATCTAATAGCTTGTTTTGTACTTGCTAAGGCTATATCTCTAAGAGTTGTACTACCATAGAGAGTTTCAAAATCTCCTTCTACTCCAAAAGTCGTCGCATACATAGCGCTTATATCTGTATCTCCAAAACATTGTACATCAGTTAAATTATTATTAATAGCTACTCTAAAATTTTGAATACAAATCTCGTCGGCACTATTTAAACCATCTTCGCTATTAGCAAATCTTACCCCAGCCATAGAACTTGTAAAAGGTTTCTCGTCTGAATAAGCTGGGTTTAGAGTTCCAGCCTCTACACTTTGCATTTGCATTCCTTGGAACTCTGCGCTAAATCTCATATAATCAGCAACTTCACAAGATAGCTCTAAGTTATTTACCATAGAATAAGGGGCTTTTGAAGAACTTACGGGGTCGTCGTCGTAAACCGTAGCCGTTGGTAGTTTCTGACTTTGTTTTACACTAAAATAGTGAAAATAAATATCACTTACAGCCGTAGCTGTTAAACTCCAAGTTCCGTTGGTAATAGTTCCAGCGCTTACTGTACCATCAAAACAATAATAAGTAGTATCTCCAATAGTTAGAACTTTTACTAATTTTCCACCTGTAACGCTATCTCCTTTTTTTGGAGTTCCTCCTGAAACTATCCCCGTAAATACTTTAAGAGTTTCGTAATTACCTAATCATAGATAAAGTAAATACCCTATAAATTCGTCTCTTACAATTCCCTCTAATGGTAGGTTAGAGTAATTTTTAGTAATAAAACTATCGTAAATCTCGTCTCTTACACCATAACCCGAATTATCAGTTGTTTCTTCTGTTGTTGGGTTTAATACTCCCGTTGTTTTAGGTATCCATACGATAGGGCTTACAGCCGTCCCTGGTGTAGTTTCTAAACCTAATCAAATAGCACTTTTTCTTCAAATAAATGGTTCTGCCATCTCTAATATTTTTTAATAAATAAAATTACTTTGTTTCTATATTTTGCTCTTTTAAAGCCTTAATCATTTCTTCTGCCTCCATTAAGTCCTTAGCATATACTACTATTCCACTTTTTGGAAAACAAAATTTTTTCTTACCTTTTATTTTTGTTTCTTTCTTTACTTCTTTTACTTCTGTCTTTACTTTTCAGTCCGGACAGTCTAAACATCTTCTCGGCATTTCTTACTGAATTATTAAATAAAACTTATTTCTCAATAGCCGTAAATTGACAAGCAACTTGGAACACTCTAAAAGGCTCTTGTGTATCTACAAACCCTCGTTGGTATGAAAAAGAACTTTTTACAGTTAGTCCCTCTGCATTACTTCGGGTTATTTGTCCTATACTCTCTAAACCTTTTATTATAAGGTCTGCTACTACTCTTAGATTATCTTCTACATCAGAATAATTATTATTTATTCTATCTATTAGCCTTACCGTATAATTTATTTGGTTTTGTAGGGAACAACTATCTAAAATATCTACCGTTCAATTAGAGGGAGTTATTATAACAGCTGGTAAACTTACCCCGTTCTCTATCTTTATATCGTGGTTATATACAGCCCCTAATCTTAAAGAGTTTTCTTTTATTTCTACCATCTTATTATATATTCTATCTCCGATCTCTTTAAAAGAGTATGTTATTGTTTCTACCATCTTTATTTTAATTTCTCAGCTAAACTATTTACTATAATTTCTCTAATCTCCGGTATATGCTCCGAATAAGCTCTCCACAAATAGAACAACCTTCAAGGGTGCTTATTGTTTATATATTCCCTTATTTTTGCATAAGGCAAATAACTACCTACTATAATTATTCCCTCTTGTATCTTATTAAAATCTAAGCTTAAATCGTCTCTTAAATCTCCCGATAAATAAGGGGCGTTTATCTTAGCATTATTTAACAATACATTTTGTCAAACTCTCTCCAAAATATACTGGACGGCACTACTTACCGTCTTAGGTAGTTCTTTTATCTTTTTTAAATCTCCCTTTATTTGCATTAATTACCATTACTTTCATTAATTAAAGCCTTTATATATTTCCTTCTTAGTCAATTTCGCTTTTGAATCTCTTTCACAATAAAAGTCCTTCACAATACAACTATCTTATCTCCTACGGTTATACCTTCGTAATCTGTATATAATTTACTTGTATTATACATAGTCCCACCATCTAACCCATCGTTAGTAGTAGTAGGTTGTATATTACAACTAATACTAATTCATACATTAGAATAACCACTAACTTTTGTTGTCTCGTTTCTTGTATATTTATATAATACTCCTCTCTTATCTTGTAATATCATTTCTTTTAATAAGGAATACTAAAATTTTTATACTTATCTAATAAGGTCTTTACTTTAAAATAAGCTAATTCTCCCTCGCTACTACTACCTCAAAAAGTAATTTGCTCGTCTCATAGCTTATAAGAACTTACCCCCTCGTTTCCGTGTTGTTGGTATAACCCACTCGCTAACATCATTTCACAAAGTGTTATATCGTCGGGAACACTTTGAAATCAAGAGTTATATTTTATATGTAAAAAACCTAAATTAGTTTCGGGTAGTTTTGTAAAAATAAGCTCTCTATCGTTTACTACTAAATAATCTTGCCCCTTTGCTCCTTCGTAGCTCTCGTAATTTATTTGCTTTACGGTATTTACTGGTTTATTTTTTACATAAAAGAATAATCAATAATTATTAGAATAAATAGCTCTCTCGTCTATAAGTTCTTCATAATCTCAAAGGCTAAAACTCTTTACCCCACAATAATTATTGATAGTATTATATGCACTATTTAAAAAATCAGTCAATAAAGTGTCTTGGCTGTTATCTGTAATACCTAAATAGTTTTTGAATTGTGATAAAGTTGCATACATCTTTTATTTAATAACTCAATAAATAGCTTTATTTTTTTACCCTCTTTACTTTCTCCAATTTCTCTAAAAACTCCTTTAATAGAGTTTTCTGTGATTTCTTACTCATATTTTTTTATTTACTAAGATAAACTATTATATTCCTCTACTAATGTATCAGCGTCCTCTTTTTCTACGATATTATCTCCGTTTACTACACTTGTAATAATAGCACTTACAAGCTCTATTGTATCGCTATCGTCGTCGGCTTTTCGTGTTCCACCAATACCTAAGTAAAATGTGCTTTCTTCACTTACTGTTTCAACCTTCATTGAAATGATCTCAGTCCCCCTTTTATTTACGATGCTTACTATACCATCGTCGTCGGCACTTACCTTATATACTTCTGTCGTCTCTGGCTCTTCACTTACTACGGTAAAATAACTACTATATAATCTTAATAGTTCTTTTGCTTTATAACTTACAAAAGTTTTATTATTAGCAACTTCTTTTTTTACCCCGTCGGAATTTCTAACCAATAAAGAACTTCAAGAAACATTTTTTATAGTCTTTAATACTTTTTTCATTTCTCCTATATTTATATTTTAAAGAGGTTTTAGAGGGAGGGGTTTATTTTCCCCTCTCTCTTTTTACCTTTATTAAAGAGTAATACCTACTCCAAGTCCTACTGTCTTTCCAAGTCCAGCTACTCCATTTACAATAGTGAAACCGAACTCCATAGTAGCAACAAGTCTAACTCCTTTACCTGGAACTTTAAACAAGTCAATTTCTAATGGTTGTCCGAATCCATATTGTACAGCTGGTTTATATACAACGGCAAAACTTCCTGTTGTGTTATTTCCAGCCGTAGTATCAACTTTACCGGCGCTATTTGTCAAAGCTGGGAAATCTCTTTCTGTTACGACATCGATATTCCATACCTTAGCCAATACTCCCGTATTAATAGTTGCACTTGGTCCGAATTTGTCCATTGTAATAACTTCGTCTAATTGGAGAGTTTTCATATAAACATTAGAAGGCTCTACAATAACCAAGTTATCTAAATCTGATTGATAACCAGCGTCCAATACTGAAACTACATCTAAATAGCTACCAGCGTCAAGAGTCCCAATTGTAACGGCTGTATTTGCAATACCTACCTTTCTGATTCCATTATCACATTGTGCATAATAAGCAGAAGAAGAATATGTACCGTTTACATTTCCAGAACTTGCAGTATCTCCGTTAACAATAACAGCGTCAATAGTTCTACCCGCAGCTCTATTAATTCTTTCTCTTACGATAGCCTCAAGTTGTTCTGGTCCGTAGTTTAATTCTCTCTTAGAAATATTTACTTGGAGAAGGAATTGACCTTGTGTAATAGTAGCACTTCAAGTAGCTGGTCCTTGTTTTGCTGGTGTCAAGTCCATATCACTTGCCCCAGTTCGTTCTCCATTTCCTACGAATAAATCAGCCTCTCAGATAATAGGAACAATAGCACTTACTGGCATATCTGTTCCGTGATTTCAAGGGAATAGATTAATAAAATTAGAATAGTTAGGCAAAAGGTCTAACATAGGGTCAAGCATTACATTAGTAGGAATAATCTCTTTTCCAAAAGCTACATTTGTACTGTGCATAGTTTCGTTAGATTTTGTTTCCATTTCTTCAAAATCTTTTTCTTCATAAGATACTCCGAAAAGGTCTTTTGCACTTTTTAAAAGTTCTTTCATTTTGTTCATTGTCAAAACAAATTAATAAATAAAAATTTTATAAAGATTTTTGGGCTTGTCTTACTACATCACTTCGTGCAGTCTGTCTTTTTGCTACTTGTGAATAAGTCGCCCCGGTTTTGATGACGGTATTCCTTACGGCTCCGTCCATCTCTCCTAATACTTGTATCGTTGTTTTTAATACATCTTTCAACTTTACAAGTTCAGTTTTAAGATTTTCCACTTCTTTCTCTTTTACGAGTAGTTTAGCCTCTAATCTTTTTTCTATCATTTCTTCAAGTTCTTTTTCTCCTATCTGAAATGATTTTTGTGAAATTCCCTCCATAGTTTTAACCTCAACGGAATTTGTTTCACTTCCATTTGTTTCAGTTTCAGAAACATTTTCAGAGTTTTCCACAACTTCGGAACTTTCTATATTTGCATTTTCAGCAACTTCTTTATCGCTATTATCATTAATAGCGTTTTGATTTTCCTCCTCTTGTTCTTCTACTACCTTCTCTGTTTCTCCTTCTTGTTCTTTTTCTTCTACTACATCTTCTTTGATTTCTTGATTATTTTCTTCTACCTTTTCTTCTGTTTCTCCTACTACTTCTTCTTCTATATTTTCTTCTTCTTTTTCTTCTTCATTAGTGAGAGATTTTTCCGTATTTTCTTTTCACTCATTTTCAGCATTTTCTACTTCTTGACTATCATTTTCTTGATTTTCTGTTTCGTTAGAAATCTCAGTTTCTACCGTTTCAGTTTTTTCTTCTTCTGTCTCTTTATTCTCTTCTGTTTCCTCCTTTACCTCTTCTACTTCAAAACAGTCTTCAATAGATTTCATTAAAGCATAGGCATTCATAGGAACACTTACGACTGAGATTTCATATAATTCAAGATTTTTAATAGTAGTAGTATAATCAGCTACTCCGTTATCGTCTATAAATTCGTTAACTTCGTAATCTCCTTCTTTTAGTCAATACCCAATAGAAAAAGTCCTTAATACTCAGTTTCTTATAGCACTCATAACATTATCAGTATTTTCTGTAATATTAGCCTTAATATAAAGCCCGTTATTGTCTACTTTTGCGTCTGTAACGACCCCGATAGGTTTATCGTGTTTATGTTGTAATAATACGATAGGGTTAGTCATATACCCCTTAATAGCTTTCTCAAAGGCTTGTGGCTCTACTACATCTCCTCCTCTATCTCTGTCTTTTGTGCTTGCATACCCTTCGATCTCTAAATATTCGTTTCCTTTTTCGTCTCTCTTTTCATTAATACTCTTTTTCTCCCAATGAATTTGGAACGAGTTTTTTTCTTTTACTAATTTAAAAGTTTTCATAATTACATTTTTAATAAATAAAAGTTTAATCTATATTATATAATATCGTACATCTACAATTAACCCCTCACGGCGGGAACTTTACCCCTACACTTGGGAAAACATAATCTATATTTACCCGTCCCTCTTCTTCGGCTTGCTGGTGTTCTGGTCTTACCTTATCGTCCCCGCAAGTATGCCGTTTTTTTGTTACGGGTATTCATACACTCGCTAACTGTTGCATAGGCTGGTAGTTTCCAAACTCATAAGCCTTATGGGTTTCTGTTACGGCTATCGCTCTCGCTCTTGCTTTACTAAATAAAATAGGGTTATAGTCTGTAATCTGTTTTCTTATCTCTCCTCCCGATAAATGATTATCTAATCAGTTTTTTAATATCTCTAATACATCGTGTTTAGTAGTATAGCTTATAGCTCCTTTATAATTACTTAGGTTAAGGTCTCCCCAATACTTTGTATAATCAGTTATAAGCTCTGGGTAGTAATTAAAACCGTTTTCTTCTAATTTTCTTTTAAATAACCTATAACTTAACTTATACCCTTTTTCATAACTCTTAGCTATAACTGGTCCTAATTCTCGGAACATATCCTCGACCCCCATTTCTCTCCGGAATCAAGCGAGAGGCTCGTCTTGATATTCGTTCTGTCGGTTTTTTAGGGAATAGATATGCTCGCTCGCATTATTTACCAAGTTATAAGCTATGGAAATATTTAAAGGAAATTTATTATATAAGGTTTCTACATTTTCCTCTAAGAACTTCGCTTGCCTCTTAAAAGATTTTTGTAGTATCGTATAAGCCTTACTTTCCTTTCTTAATAACCTTTGATAATCAGCACTTAATACCATCTTATACCTCGTTAATAGGTAAAACTGCGTCTAAGGTTATATCTTCTAATAAACTCATACCTTTACTTACTAATAGCTTATCTGCGTTTTCGTCGTCCAAAGGCTCTAAGCCTCTATCTATTCTTATCTCGTTTATAGTTCTTATTCCCGTCTGTACATCTTGCCTCTGACTATTATATAGCTCTTCTGTTTCCTCTAATTGTTCTCCATCACACTTAACATAATAGCTCTTTGCTATATCTGGTCTAAACATAAATAAGAGAGTATTTAAGATATTTTCAAAATCATTTTCATAAGGTCTAATAGTCCCCTCTAAAAACTCCTTTCTTTGTTCCCTTGCGTTAGCATAATTTACATTATCAGTATATCATAAGATAGACTTAGGAACTCCAAAGGTTGCCGATACTTTTTCTGTGCTTAGCTTTCTTTGGTTTATAAATTCCATATCTCTGTTATTTATCGCTAAGGTCTTTATATCTTTTATATTCCCACCTATAAAAGTCTTATGTTGGTTTTCACTACCTCTAAACTGTTCTTGGAACATATCTTTGGCTATCTGCATTTCTTCTTTACTTAGCCCGTCCTCTAATAATAACATAGCACTTGGAATAGCACTATTTTTATAAAAATATAAGTTCGTTCTTTCAGCCTCCAATTCACAAAGACAGTCGTAAACAACACTCCACAATAACCCTAACCCATTATTTGAATCGTTTATATCGTCCTCTAATTTAAAATAAGCTAAATCTTCTACTCAATAATTATAAATATTTCCCATCTTATCTCTTACTTTATACCCTACGATATTTCAATATTTATCTATTTCCTTAGATACGGCTTGGCTATCTAAAACCTCAAAGCCTTTTACTTCTCAATAGAGATTAAAAGATGGTATTATATAAAGTTCCCCACTTATAAGATAGTTTCTAAATACTTCTATTTTAAATTTTAGAAAAGTCTTGTCTTTAAATAATTCAGCGACCTCGTCCTCAAAAGCCTCGTCGTCTATTACTTGGTTATTATTATCTCGTAAATATAACCCGTTCCTTGCTACACTATTAGCTATTTTCCTTATAGCTTGTCTTATATCTCCATTTATTCTATATAACTCAAAAAAAGTATTTACATCTAAAATAAGGTCGTTTTTTAACATAGCCTTTAAGCTACTTACACTACCTAAATAATTTTTAGTATCATACTTACTTACATCTTTTGTAATAAAAGACTTAAAACTCTCTTTTACTTTATCAAATAAACTCATTATTGACTTTCTCAAAATCTAAATCTTTTATACACTAACCCCGATATAATCAGAATTTGCTATAAAGCAATAATAGAAAAGGGGTAAAATGTTTTTTAATTTACCCCTTTCTACCATATCCGAAAATTAATAGAGGCTCGTTTATTTCCCCTCGCTTATATTTTCTTCACCCTTTACCTTTACCTTTGGTAAATTATTTACCTCACACTCTATAATACTAAAACACTTAGGGAGGTCTATTTTAACCGGAACTTCAATTTCTAATCAACATTTTTCTTTTGCCTCTTCTAAGATTTCCACCCAAGTATTGTATCGCTCACAATACTTAATAAAATCGTCCTGCATTTTATTAGCACTTACTACAAGCTGTCTCATTTTATTAACGGCTTGGGCTAAATTGTTAAGCTGTGCCACGGCGTCAATGTTCTCCTCTAAATGCTTGTCTTCTTCAAGCTTAAAAGTTAAACCATCGATTTTAGTAAAAGTTTTTCCTTCTAACATCTTTATATATTTTTAAAAAATAAAAACTAAATTTTAATCTTTTAGAAATTCTGAATCTAATCAGTCTTTTTTATCTTGTATGAATTTCCAAAAATTCCGTAGGCTTTCCTCTGTAATAAGCTTACACTCCTCTTCGGGTTTACTACCTCCCCCACTAAGATACTCGCAAATAAGCCTCTCCGTTGCTAATATCTCCGTAGCCTCTGACAACTGAAAAGACCACTCTTTATAGTGTCTTTTTCTTTGAGGTCTTAGGCTTTCTAATCATAATTCGTCTACCATCATTTAAAACGAAGATATAAAAAACTCTTTATTCGGTCTTTGCATAGCTAACAACATAGCGTCTATTCTGTCGTCGTGTTCTCAGTTAGGGAACACTAATAATTGGTTTACTAATTCGTCGTTTCAATATCACGGGGCGAAATAAACCTTTTTGTCCTCGAATAGACTTTGTTTTTCCATTAGCCTTGTTATCTTATCTTTAATGGTCTTATACTCTCCCGTCGCCATACCTTTCCTTTTAAATACATTTTTTAATATTGCTTGATATGCTACGGTTTCTACTATTACCTTTCTTGCATTATATCTAAGGTAATTTTGATATACTATCTCTGTACTTGCTCCTATGTCTTTCTCTTTACCATTTAGCCCTATACTCTCTAAGTTATATATTCTATCTCCTATAAAGCCCGTTATATTTATAGCGTATTCGTCGCTCCCTTGCTTTTCACTTACGGCGGGGTCTACTCCTATTTGTATAAAATCATATTCATAGTCCCTACATTTTTCGTCCCGTTGTATCATATCACGACTTATAACGTGCTGTCCTATAACATAAGGTATCAGTAAATAGTTTTGGTTAAAAGAAATCTGCCCTAATCTTCTTCTTTCACTCTCTAAGCTTATTATCTTTTTATGGTTATCTTTTATTCCCTCGTTTAAAGCCTCAGCCTCTTCGTCTGTTTCTACAAATCTATTTCGGACTATTCCCTTTTTATCATTATATACGGGTATTCTCAAAATCTCTCGGTTTTTATCTCCTTTAATATGTTCCCTAAATCTTGGGACTAAACCGTCTTCATATATGGTATTACCTAAAAAGATAATCTGCGTGTTATTAGTAGTTCCCCCCAATACTTCATTTAATAAAAACTCGTAGTTTTTGTCTATTTTCTTTTTACTATCTACACTCGCTATTGTATCTACATCGTCAAATATTAATAAGTCTGGTCTAAATTTACCGTCGGGGGCTGTATAGTTTTTACCCCTCGGACTTGTCCCTAAACTCATAGCTCTTACATAACAATTATTCTCAGTTATAAATTTATCTATTCTTTTTATTTTCTTTTGTCCTTGCTTTATATTATACTCGGGGTAGTATAAATTACCGAAATCTCTTATAAATCTTTCCCCCCCGTCTGTATCTCCTATAAAGGAATTACTTATATAAGTTAGGTTTTCCTCTGCATTATCTATTGTCTGAGAGTATCGCATTATATTACGCCTTTTCTTATAGGCTATACATCGACTTACATACATCTGGGCTATTGTGGTCTTAGCACTACCTCTAAATCACTCTATAAAAACATTTTTCCCGTCCTCTAATATATCGTATATTTTCTCTAATATCTCCGGAGTTTCAAAAGTAAAATACTCTCTAAAATAATAAGAACAAAAACTATAAAAGTCGTTATCAAAATAATATTTTCTATTCTCTGGGCTGTTTACTAATAACTCTAATTCTAAGTTATTGCTTTTGCTCATTTCTCTTTTTAATAATCTTGTCTAAAATCTCCTTATCTTCCTCGCTTACAGTTCCCCCATCTTTTACCGTATTCTCGACCTTTGTACTTCGGTCGCTATTCCTTCTTGATAAATATTCTATACTCGCCTTTAATGCTACCTTTTCGTCTTTACTTTGCATACTCCTAAAAACTGTTCTTTTAGCAAATATCTTTGGGAACATTTTAGCTTGTTCCATTTCCTTACGAAAATTCTCGTCCCTTTTTAAATTCATATAGTAATTTACGGGACTTACCCCAGCATAAGAACAAGCCTCTTCTATTGTCCCGTCTATCTTTAATATCTCCTTTAATTTCATTATACAGTCGGGTGTAAACTTGGTTGGTCTACCTCTTCACTCTTTAACCTTTCCCATCTCCTTTTTTAGTTATCTGATAAAATTTTATTTATATCTATATCTCTATTAATACACTTTATAGGTTTATCGGGGTTTAGCTTATTAAATCTTCTTATTATTATGTCTACATACTCGGGGTCGTATTCCATACAATACCCCACTCTCCCTAATTGCTCGCAAGCTATTATATTTGTCCCACTTCAACCGAAGGGGTCGTATACTATGTCCCCTACTTCGGTAGTGAATTTTATTCACTCGCAAGGTAATTTTACGGGGTAGCACGCTTTATGATTATCTTGTTGGGTGTTATTGTCTACCGTTATCTCTCGGTAGTTCTTTAATATCTTCTTTCTATTTTTATTATATAATAGCCCCCTCTCTGACCCGTAAAGGTTTAATATCTCGCATTTATTCCCGTTGTCTACTTCATATACAAAAATATCTTCATATATTCTATTTAATAAGTCGTTTCACAAAGTAGGTAAAGCTTTCTTTTTATTCCATACTATCATTTCCCTAAAATACATCATATCAGCTAATTTATTAGCAATTCTTAGAAACTCTACCCTTGAATTTTTATTATAAGATATATTCCAAAAGAGGAAACCTTTAAGATGGGGTATTAATAGACTTACTACTCTTATATTAAAGTCTATATATTCCTCGCTCCCGTAGTCGTCGGAATAAGAGGTATATAAATCTTTCCCCGCTATCTTCCCTCCTCCCATATTATAAGGGGGGCTACTAAATACACATCTAATTATTGCACCTCCTAAAAGACTTTCTACATCTCTCTCGCTTGTACTGTCTCCACACATTACCTTGTGTTCTCATAGTTGGAATATGTCCCCTCTTTTAATAATAGTTTCTTTTTTAATCTCCGGTATCTCGTCCTCTTCTATCTCTATTTCGTCCTCTGTTATTATATCTCAAAATAAATCTTTTACTCATAACTTTAAATCTCCTATATCTAAATTTCCTAATTCCTCTAACTCTACCCTTAGATTTCCCTCGTCCCGTTGGCTCTCATTTAGTTTATTATCTAATATTCTTAGTTTCTTTATCTGATTCTCTGTTAGTTCGTCCATCATTACAACGGGGACTTTACTAAGGTTTAATTTCTTACTTGCCTCTAATCTCCCGTGTCCTATTATTACTACATTATTCTTATCTATTACGATCGGCTGGGTAAATCAAAACTCTTTAATACTGTTAGCTATTCTATTTATCTGTTGGCTATCGTGTATTTTATTATTAAACTCATAAGGTATAAGGTCTTTTACCTCTTTCTCGAAAACTCTCATTTCTTTTTTTTTATTAAAATCTAAAACTCATACATCTTTTCCATCTCTTTAAAAATATCTATATTCTCCTTTTGCTCTCTTATAGGGTTTCTTACTCTCTCAAACTTTATGGAGTTTAAGCTTTTCCCTTTGTTATCGTTAGGGTCAAGCCGTCTCTCGTTTCCACTTAATAGACTTCTTATTTTTACACCCCTTTTAAATTTCTTATCTATAACCTCTCGTATCTCGTCGTTTAAAAAGACTTGTTCCCCTATTTCTAAGTGTCTTTTATTTCTCTTATACTCTCTATCTTTTTCTATACCCCCTCTGTTATATCTATACTCTCTCTTTATTTCTTTCATACACTCTTTACAAGTCCCTAATCTTCAAGTTTTAACCTTTTTATTTTTACTATAATTATCTCGCTCCTTAAATATTCAACACTTTAAGCATACTCTCCCCTTTTCATTTATAAGGGTTTTAGATTTCTTAGGTTTAGGCTCTTTCTTTATTGCCTCCTCTTTACTATATCAATAACGAATAACTCTCCCTATAAATACCCTATAATTACTTTTTTCTCCTTCTTGCTCTCTATACCATTTATTTAATTCTTTGTGTTTTAGATGTCTTGGCTCTATCATTTTATTTAATCATATAAAAGGTTTTTACTCTCTATTAATATCTTTACCTTTTCTTTATACTCTTTTATCATTTCCTCTAAGTCGGGTGTATCTATCTTATAAATCTCGTTTTTTCTTACTAACATCTCGTCAACTAATTCTATTCAATAGTTTTCTATCATTCGTCTTGTATAAACTATATAATTTCCATTTAAGAAAACATTACACCTCTTACATCAAGCGTGGCAGTTTTTCTCGTCAAATCTATACTTTAAAACCCCCCTACTTATAAAGTGCATATTTTGGCTATATTTCCGATACATCTTAGCATTACATAAAGGACAAACTACCCACCCCTTATTATCGCTATCTCTTAATCTTATAAAATCACTAAATACACTATCTAACTTCTCTATTACTTTTTGTCTCTCTGATTTTTCTCTTTTTTTACCCATAACGCAAAATACCTCTAATAAAATAGAGGCTCGTAATATTTTCTTGTCAGTCCTAATTCTTGATTATATTTTTTATTCTTTTTTTCAAGAGTTTTTTCGTAAATAGTCTTTTTTTCTGATCTTGGTATTTTCTGTTATATACTCTATAACATCTTCTTTTTTTACATACCTTACACTATACCCCCTTTTAGTCGCCCTTGACTGTGCTGTATCTATCTTAATAGGAATATATAAATCTTTATCTTTTTTTATTCTACTTACGGGAGTATTTACCCCACTTGATAAATCTTTTTGATTATAACTTTCTACTATTTCCATCTTGATTTTTACCATTATATAAATATAAAGTCTATGATATAATTTTAGGGAAATTATATTAAAAGAGGTAGCCTAATTACCTCTTTTTTTAATCTAAAATATAAGATAGGTTTATTTTTAATAATTTCCCTATTACATTATTAGCTTTTACTAACCCCTCCGAACTCATTTCTCCACTTAAATTATATCTCGCCTTACCATCTTTTTGGGAGTATTCAATACGAGGTAGGTTTTTATATTTCTGTTTTATATCTACCTTTATTATATCTCCTTTCTCCTTATATATTCTATATAACATATAGCCGTTTTCTCTACAAATTCACTCTATATAGTTTAATATTTCCTCTTTATTCATTTTATACAACTTAGAAAATAAAAATATTTTACATAGCATAATTTACAAACTCTTTAATATTTCTTTTTAGAATTTTTTTCATTAAGTCTAATTCCGTTTTGTTTCCATCTCCGGCTCGTTCTTTAATTCTTTTTAAAGCCCCGTTTCTTGTTTTAAATTCTCCTCTTGTATAAGGAACTCTAAACTCTTCTCCATCTCGTTTAGATACTAAATAGAGGTTATTATTTTCTAAATAAAGAATAGAAAACTTTTGCCCGTTTACTTCAATAATTTCTCTCATTTTAATATAATTTTAGGGAATAAAATGTAATCTTTTCTAATTCAATTACATATCTATTATAACTGATTTTTAGTTAAATTGCAAGAGAAAATTATACATTTTTTAATCGGTCGTTTAAATAATGCCCGTCTATCTTTGCTTTGTTTTTTATTTTTATTTTTTAAAATAATTATTTTTTACGATCTTATTTTTTTCCATTAGTGAAAATTTTTCTCGGGAAAATCTTTCACTTTTTTAATAAAAAAAGAGGTTTAAAGCCTCTTTCTGTGATTTCTTCCGTTTTGTCGTATAAGCACCCACAAGGTCTAAGCAACCTAAAAGCTGTCGCAAACCGGAGTTCTTCATTTCAATATATAAGCATAAACTCCAAAGTCTGTTTATATATCGCATAGGTTGTCGTCCTATGTTTCTGACTATAAGCCTTTTAAAGACCTGCTCGGGTCTTGTTTTTACGGCACCACACAAGGTATATTTTTATTATCGTTTTTTAGTCCTTTTTCAAGAGGTTATCGTCTTATAATATACTTTAAAATAGATACTCTCTTTTTTAATCTTTCCACCTCCTTTTCATACCGTCTAAGAGTTTCTTGGAGGTCTTTCTTTTCCTCCATTATCTCCTCGTTTTCTTTCTCTAAATCACTTATTTTTATGTTAGCTATTACTAATTCATAATCACTCGGTTTTAGTTGTTCTGACCCCTTTAATTTTTTATTTTCTTCTTTTAATCTAAGATAGTCCTTATATGTCACGAACTCTTGACCGTCTATTTTTGTTATTCGTATTTTGTCCATCTTTGTTTTTATAGGTTAAAAATTCGGGTGGTTGTGGCCTTCTATTTCTTCAATCCAATCTTGTAGGTTTTCTATCATTTCCTTTTGTTCCTTATTTTTCTTTTGTAGTTGTACCACCATCTCTATAAGTTCCCCAAACAAAGAAAAAATCTCGTTGGGTATATTTTCGTCGTCCATTCGGAACTTTATTCTTTCCTCTATATTTTCCATCTTATAAAAGTTTATTAATTAAAATATTAGCCGTTTCTCAAAACCTTTCACTTGTAAAGTCTTTTAGGCTCTTATCGTCTTTATATCAATACTCTTTCATTTTCTCCTCGTACTTTATAACATCTAAGCCTAATAATACCTCTGTCTTTCATATAACAAGGTCGGCCACCTCTTTATATTCAAAGTGAAAAACTTTGCTAAACTCCTCGCTAAAAGTAATGTAGTCTTTTATATTTATCATTATTTCTTATTCTTAGATAAATATTTTTTTAGTTGGGAACTCTTTAAAAAGTTTTCCATATTCATTGCATTTTTTCTTTTCTGTAAATAACTCTCTAAGCTATAATCTAATCGTGCGAATAATTGCTCCTTAGTAATATTACACCATAAAGCCGTGTAAATATCAGCAATATTTCGGAAATCGTCGTTTATTTGTAAATTATAGTGAATTTCTCACTCTCTCCTATCAATAAAATTTACAAAAGCCCCCACTTCGTAATATTTCTCGACGAACTCGTCCACCATTGTGTGTATAGCACTATTTAAAGTAATACAATTAAGATTGTCCATTTTTATTTTTGATACTTAGATAAAGAATTATAAACCCAAAAGAAAACTACTAAAAACATACCAATTAAAATAAGTATTGGTCGCTTTACAAAGGCTAAGATAAGCCCCACCGTTATTGATGCTGTTAAAAGAGAAATCAAAATATTTATAAATTTCTCTATTGTTTTTGTTTTCATTGATCTGACTCTTTAATAAATAAAAGTTATTTTTTGCTTTTACCTCCTTTTTCATTTCTACCCCTTAGGGTATCTACTAACCCCGTCAAAACACTCGGGAAATGTCGTTTATTATCGTGGTCGTCTTTTAAATATTGCTCTGTACTATCATTATAACTACTACCCCAAATATTATTACCTTGTACATCGTCTGTATTTGTATAATCGTCCATATCTTCTATCATTTTTATAGGTTGTTATTAAACTAAAATGGTAAATCAGCCTCGTTATTTTTTCTGTCTATACTTTCTTCAAGTTCTTTAATTTTTTTCTCTAATTCTTCTTTTTGTTGTTGTAATAACTCGACTTTTACAGTCAATAATCAGATAGTTTTGATTAAACTGTCCTCTAATTCTTTTTCTATATTCATTTTGTTTTTTAATAAATAAAAGAGTTTTTACGCACCATACAAGGATTTTATTTTTTCTTTAAGACTTTTACATATTCTATCAAAGCCTTATTTTGGATTTCTAAATATTCAACTTTTCTTATTAGCCCACGTAAATATTCCCTTTGTTCTGAAACTCTATCTCTGCAATTATCATACTCTATTTGAATATTTTTCTTTTTGTCTCTATATCTATCTTTCTTCGCCTCTATCTCCTTTAATCTATTATATAGCAAGAATACCCCACTCGCTATTGAAGGCTCTAAGGTCTTTCACAAAAAGCTGACTTGATTTCATTCAAACTTAAACCCCAAGAGTTCTGCTATATGGGGTTGCATATTGATTTTTATTTCCATTATTTCCATTTAATAAATAAATAAATTTTATTTAGAATTTCTTCTGTTTCTCATTCTGTAAAATAAATATTACAGTCTTTTAAATTGTTGTAGTAATATTTAAACTCTATATCTTTCTCTTGGTCTTGTTTCTCCAAGAGTTCTATAAGTTCTTTTACTTTCATTTTTACCTTTACTAATTAAAAGTTTTGTGATATACAAACGGGGGCATTACTTCAAAGACCTCTTTTGTTTCATTAAGTAAAGAATTTCATACGGTAAATACTCCATATAAACCATAGAAAAAATGATTAAAAACACTCATTAAAATACATCTCCTATCTATATCTATTCCGTATGATTTCCCCCTTTTTATTCTCTGTGCTTGTAATAGCATTCTGGAACTACCACAAGCACAGTCCATATAAGAGGGGAACTCCTTTTTTTCTGTCAATTCGTTTACCGTAGTTTCTGCACAAAGATGGGCTATATGATCGGGAGTAAAATATTGTCAATGTTCCCCGTGTGATACTTCTAACATAAAATACTCTCCTATTCGGTCTTTTAGAGTATCTTTTGTTTTCTCCATCTTATCAATAAAACATCATAAAAGGCTTGAAAACATTTCTATATCTCCGTCGTATTTATCAATAATCTTTTTGTATTTCTCCTCGTTTTCTTCAAACTCTGGGTTATTTATATTTACATTAATTACACTAAGAATAACCACATTTAAGAAATCGTCGAAAACATCATAAGGAGAATATCAATGGCTTAATCATTTCCGGAATAATTTTTGAATCTCTTTCATTTTTACCTTTACTATTCTAAACTATACCCTCTTTTATCTACTACGGGAACATCTACTAAGGTATCATATACCCTTACACCGTGAAAAGCCTCTATTTCCTCTAAAATTTTATCAAATTCCATAGGGTCTAAGTGTTCTTGTAAAGTTTTAAGGTCGTCTACTGTAAATGTTATTTCTCCTTCCATTTTTATTTTTTAAATAATAAATTTATTTCCCTTTATAGTCGTAATCTTTTAAAAATCTTTGTTTCTCTCTCTTACTCATTTCCTTATATTCCTCTCCCGTTATATACCCCTTGAATTTATATCTTTTATTATCTTCTAATTTCTCCCCTAAGAATAAAAGTTGCTCTTTGAATCTATCAAAATATTTATAGATGTTTCAGCTCTCGGGGAACTCTCACGGGTTATATATCTCCATAGACTAATCTTTAAGATGTAAAGACTGTAATAAAGCTAAGCATTGCTCCAATAAATCTTGGGCTATTGCTAAATCTTGTCTAAGACTTATATTCTCTTCTTTTTGCTCCCTAAGGTCTTTTCTTAGGTCGTTTATTATCTCTATTAGCTCACTTGTTTCCATTACATTAGTTTTCATAAGATACACTTTAAAAGATAAAACTATTTATATTTATACTGTATTTTGTCCTCATACTTTCTTCAAACTGTTTCCGAAAATGCTCTGCTTGTTCTGTTTCCCCGTGTATTAAACAGTGATAAGCACTTTTAACCTTTTGCCTTGGTCTGCCTCTTATTTTTGTGTCAAGAACTCTTTCATAATACATCAGGACTTGAACAACCGATATATATTTAAAGTTTTGTAATAGATATATCCGCATTATTTCTCGTCCATAGTAGGTAAATCGTCGGGCGTTGGTTTATCGTCTTTTAATGCTTCTAATGCCTCCTCTTTTGTTTTCCCCCTTATAAACATTCAGAAAAGTCTATAAATTATATTTTCTCCCTCGCATTGTGAACTTGCTGTCTCGTCAAACATTTCTATTGGTAATAAAATAAAACTATTAGTAATCAAATTGTAGCACCTAATAACAGTAAAGTCTGTATTATTTCTTTATTGTCCATCTTTAAACTATTCAAAATAAAAACGGTCTTTTACATAATCAGAACATTTTTTATTTGCCTTAGCTATATACCTTCAAGGTCAATAAAATTTTGTTCCTCCTTTTCGTAGTTCGTGGCATTTCTCCATCTGTCGCCTTCGGTCGTCCCAAAATCTCTTGTCGTCTACTATCTTCGGGTGAAAATCACGGTCTATCATACAAAATCAATAGCTTGGCTCTCTTCTCCCGTTCTTTACAACCTCCGACTGCCTAAACATATTTCGGGTTGAATTTTCGCACTCAATTAGAAGGACTAAGTCAAGCCCCCCTAATTGATAAGCGTATTGTATATACTCTTGTCTCTCGTCTGTTTCAGAATATTCTTTTTTCATTATAATCTCCTTTTTTATTTCTTCTTTCTTACTCTCTTTTTCTTCTGCTATTTCTTGGAGAGATTTTTTTTCGATAGTGTTTACTCACTCAAAATAAAAGTTAATTTTTCAAGGCTTGTAGTTCCTGTATCTGCTAAGATTTTCTCTTGTTTTTTCTCCTCTATTCTCTCGTCTACTCTTTCGTAATCATTCCTTAGAAATTCTTGTAAAGTTTCTTTAAGCTCTTTTATTCTCTCGTCGTTATTCCCACAATGAGAAAACCCTTTATATTCCTCTATTGCCTCTTGATAGCTAAGATTATCTAAGCATTCTTGTTTTATATCTTTTAAGTCTATTAGTTCGATAATTACATCTTTTACATCTCCGGTCTTTGTTTTTATTCAGCACGCTAAGACTATTCATATAAGCCCTATAAGTAATAAGGCACTTAATACAATTTTTAAAATGTTTTTTGTTTCCATAAAATAAGTTTAATAAAATAAATAATTACCCCTTTACCTTTTTTACCACCCCCTTTTTATTTTCTGTTATTCATTTTCACAATATTTATAAATTCTGTTATCGTCTGCGCTCTTTGATATAAAAGCTCATAAGTCGCTTTTAAAGCTCCTTGTTTAATATCACTATCAAAGAAATCTTTTTTAATAATAGCGTCTATTTGCTTTTCAGTCAAGCCTTTCCCTTTTTCGTCTTGTACTGCTTTTAATTCTAAGCTTTTTAAAGCCTTATCTTTATCGCTCTGTAATTTCTTTTCTAAATACTCAGCTTTCATATTAGAACTCTCTGTAATCATTTCGTCTTGGAGGACTAACCAATTAAAAAGGTCGTCCTCGGTTAGTTGTAATCATTTCTTTTTATACTCTTCGTTTTTATCTAAGAGTTTTTGAATCTTGTTTTCTTCCATTTTAATATAATTTTAGGGTTAAAAATTGTGTGATAGTCTTTTATTTTTTTACCTTTTAGAAGGGTTTAAAAGGGTCGTCCCCATCATATAAAGCCTCTAATCTAATAGACTTAGCCTCGTCCTTAGCATTATTAAACTCCTCCTCACTCTCAAATCTATTTTTTGGTAATGGAGTTAGGCTGTATCTTGTATCTGTACCTTTTCAAGTTTTAGTAATACTTAAATCGTATTCTTTCGGGTCGGCTCGATCTTCACTCTTAGTCAATTCGATTATAGCTTTCATAACTGTTTTTTGTGTAATCTCCATAATCTGAACTTTTTTCAAGTTATGATTCCATACCACAAAGGCTCGGAACTGTTTAGGACTATTCCCATCTTTACTATCAGTAGGGACTTCTTTAAATTCCTCTCTTTGTCTTACTGGTTTCACTTTACCCTCTCCGTCCACTCTAAAATATTCATATCAAATAATTGGGATTGTCAAAATTCTAAAAGCTTGTTGTTCGTCTGTAATTTTAAAATAATTACTTACATTAGTTTCTTTAAATTGATAATCTGTTGGTAATCGTGTCATTTTTCTAATTAGTTTAATAAATAAAAATAATTTAAAGTTGTTTAATTTATACCGTCTACTATTTTATCAAGTAGTTTATCTTTTCGGCTCTTATTTTGTTCTTCGTCTAATAGATACCTATGATATTCTCTTATACAAATAGCCTTTTCTTTTTTTGTAAAGGTATTATATTCTTTCATACCATCTACTCCGAATCTTTTAAGAAAACCGTAAAATTTTAAGTCTTTTGTGTAATCTTTATTTCCCATACCTTTGAATTATATTTTGTAAAATTTCTAAATTTATTCTTTTACCTTCTTTTTTTCTTAGCTCTAATTCCTTTTTAACTTGCTCCCTAAGGTCTTTATCTCCGATATTTAGTATTACATTTTCTAACTCATTTACTTTTTTAGAGTAAAATTTTTTAATCGTACTCTTATTTATAAAATAAGTTCCTATCTGTAAAAACTTGCTTTTATCGTTGTCTATTTCCTCTTTTAATCAGTCAATAGGAATATTTAAAGCGATCTCTTCTCCGTCAAAGGTTTCTATATAACATACCTCTTGATAAACCTTTATGCTTGTTTCCATTTTCTCCTTTAACTACTAAATAGCTTGTATTGATACCGTTGGCTTATGTTTACTAATACTTACTTTACATCTTTGGAGTAGGGTAGCTAAGTTATAGTATATCTGTTTAGCCCCTCCTATCTTAGTAGCGTAGTATTCGTCCCCACTTATAACCTTTAAGATAAGTTCTAATATCTCCTCCCACCTATAAGAATTATCTTGAACCATCTCTAACTTTTTAAGTTTAGTGATTAGATTTCGTGCATATTGTCTCTCTTGCTTTTCTGCTCCATCTATACAACCTCCGTTATATTTCTTTATAAGCTCTAAGCATAAATTAACATCAGAATTTCAATAAGTTTCTTTTTCTTTTTTAGCGCAACTTTTTTCTTTTTCTTCTGCTCCATCTATTACTATTAAAGGCTCTAAGTTTTTTTCTTCGGTATCACTATTAATAGTATTTATACTATTAATATATTTTATATTTTTATATTTTATATTTTGCTTTTTTTCGTTTTCGTTTCGCTTTTTGTTCGCTTCTTCTTCGCTTTCATTTTGCTTTCAATTCGCTTTTATTTCGCTTTCTTTTCGCTTTCATTTCGCTTTTTGTGAGTTTTCCCAATTCTTCTCTGGTCTTCAACCCCTTTTTCAGTTCTTTGAATTTGCTATACTAATAGCTCTTCAACTATCTATTGGAATTTTTATCTGATTAAAGAGGGCTAAAAGAATTGGGTTAGACTTCTTAGGTGGTTCTGTCCCAAAAATTCAATATTGAATTATTCGGAAACTTAATTTTTCTGCCAACCCCTCGTCGGCTTGGTATAAAGTCTTAATTGATTCAGCATAGGACTTTAAGACTTGGAACCTTTCAAGTTCCATTTATTCTAATTTACTAAAATAAAATTTCTGATCGGTTGTCCTATTGGTATTAATCATTCTCCAATGATATATTTTGTAAAATAGAACAACCCCCTTACTTTAATTACTTCTTCTACTCCGTCCTTGGTGTATCCGTAGTAATTTCTACCGTTTCCTTTACTTACAAGCTTTACCTTCATTTTGTTTTTGGGTTATTAAATAAAAGACTATCACTCATAATAGCATAAGTCTTTTATTACATCAAAACTATATGCTAATATGATATTGTAGGGGGTTGCTAACCTACAATATCATATAAGCACACACCTTATAGATATTGGTAGCAACCCTAAGATTTACAGTTTTTCTTTTCTTATTACGGACCTCGTATTAAGTAGTCTGGACTGACAATAAAGAAAAACTGCTCGTCTTATCAACGAACAGCCTTCAATTTATAATAGGTTATTTTTTACTATGTACCTTGTGCAAAGTAAACTATATAATTTTTTAAGCCTCCTATGCTAAGCTTTATATAGAAATTTACTTATTTAAGATAATAATTTTTTGCAACCCATCAATAAATTTATCTCTATTCATTGACACCTCTATTATAACTGATTTTTTATTAAAATGCAAGATTTTTTTAAGATTTTTTTCGCTAATTCAAAACTACGATTTCCACGTTTCCTAAAAGAAATTCAAAAAAATTAAATTTATTTTTTATACATTTTTCGCTCGGTAAATCGTTTTTTATCTTATTTTATCGCCGTTTTCTCTAATACCTCCTAAGGTTTTCTTGTGTTTCTCTACACTCAGAATTTAATACTGTAATATAGTTTTGTGTCGTATGAACAGAGTTATGACCTAATAATTGTTGTATATGAAATATATTAGCTTTACCCCTTAATAAATTAGTAGCGAAGGTATGCCTTAATTTATGTGGGAACACTTTACCACTTATTCAAGCATTTTTCGCCCCTTCTCTTATTATATTTTCTATACTTACCGTACTTAATCTTTTACCCCTACTATTCCCACTATGAGAAATTAAAAGCCGTTCTGATTCTTCTTTCCTCATATATAAATATAAATCTATTAGTTTTAAATCTTCTCTAAAAAGATTTATTGGCCTTCTTCTCCCACCTTTACCTATAATTTGCATAACCTCCCCTACATCTTCTACTTTTAAATGTGATAATTCAGAAACTCTAAGACCCGTATATAGTAAAAGCTGGGCTATTAATAAATCTCTTGTTTTTATTATTTCCCTTTGAGGAGTATCAGCTTTTCTTTTTCTAAAATAATCTATAAGACTTTTACACTCCTCCTCCGTCAAGCTCTCTATTTTCTTTTTTACCTCTCTTCAATAAATAACCGTCCTATAATCTAAAACATCTTTTCATAATATAAGACAATATCTTAAAAAGACTTTTATTCAAGCAAGGTATCAGTTGCAAGTCCTAACATCTTTCCCCTTTAATCTTTCCGATCTAACAAAACCATCTAAATCTAAAATATTAATCTTTTCTACATCTTCGATCGTCCTTATTCATAGGCTAACCTTTTTAATATACTCGTCTAATAAAACTAAACTCCTTCTATAATTCCATATAGTATATTGGCTAAAATTCCTATTATATTTTAACCAGCTTATATAATCGTTTATAATCATTTTATAAATAACTAAAAAAGATAAAACTTTTGGTCCTATCTTTATCAGTCCAGCCTTAATACTGGAATAGTTTATAATTATTTCCGTTTTATTTTCAATACTTTTATATATATTTTTTATTTTGTCAACAATGCTTTATCGCTCCTTACCTTGATACTATAAAAAATACTTGCTAAGCTCTCTCTCAATGTCGGCTTTCTTTTTTCTATTAGCCTCGTTCATTTTATGTAGTAGTTCTTTATAAGATTTCTCGTTGGTATTCTCTCGCATTTCTGAATTATCTCTAATCATACCATCAATGAGATTTTTCATTTTATTTAGTCTTTCTATATCTTTTTCTTTATCACTCTTTACCTTTACTATTACATAAGAAAAACCTTGCCGTACATTATTTCTCCTAAGGTCGGAGATTTTAGGGACTATTCAATAAATATTAGTATATCTTCAATTCTCTTTTCTACCTTTATAGTTATCTTTTACGAACTTCTTACCATCTCTTTTGATAAGACAAACGGCGTGGCCATAGGTAGTCGTCCCTTGCTTAGCATTGTCTATTTGTCCGTTATCTTTCCTGTCTCTTTGATATTCAGAACTACCATTAAAAGATGTACATAAAGAATAATTTTTATCTATAACCTTATCAATACTTTCGTCGTCAAAGTTATCTATTCTATAATAAGCGACTTTTTCGTCGGGGTATCGTTTAGCTCGCATATCACAAGCAAGGTCGACGGCGCTTTGTGTATATCGTCAATTACCCTTTACCCTCCCCCTCTTTCGGCTTTCTTCGTTAGTTTCTTCTATTTGTTCCTCTGTAATTTCTCTATTGAATAAATCACTTAAAGCCCCTAATGCCGAATAAATCGTACAGTCGTTAGAGTTCCCTTGGTTATACTCAAATATAACTTGGTCTTGTTCTATAAGCTCGGGTAATTTTGCCAACATCTCCCCACTAATTATTCGGTCTTTATCAGTTGCTCCATCTCAAAGGCAACCGTTTTTTATTTCTTCTAATTCCTCCATCGTGTTTCTTTTATCAAAATAAAAACTTTTTTATTTACTTTTACCTTTTTTGTGTTCTATTGTGTAAAAAATAAGCCTCGTTTATTTTACTTACCTTACACTTATTCAACTTTTATTTTTTATCGCTCTTATTTTCATTTTCTTTATTATCAAAACTATCTTCTTTATCTCAAACCTTATCAGTTTCTTTTTTAATAAGAGTTTTTATTCGTTCTGTTATCTTATTAAGGAGAATTTTAAAAGCGTCCATCTCTGGCAATTCCTCTCAAAAGTTTATAGCGTAAATATGCCCTATAATACTATAAAGCTCTGAAAAGATAATAACCCCCATAATAGCCGTAGTTAAAATATCTATATTCTCCATACCCGTCCACTTTAAAGCCCCAGCAACTAAGAAGGGTAAAACTCGCCTTGTAAGTTTTCTAATAAGCCCCTTTTGGCATTTATCGCTCTCTATCTTTTCCCCTCTTGCCTTAGCACTTAGTAAAGCAAAAACTAAATCTAAAACAAGAAAAGCTGTCATAATAATTAGTCCCTCTCCACTAATACTAAAATATTCCAAAATTCAAGCAATAGACAAGCCCCCTAAACATCATAAGAAAAATCTTTCGCATTCTACCATATTTTAACCTTAAAATCTAAAATCTTTTTTTACCATTTCTGTAAATTGTTTAACTGCATTCTCTAAAAATCATTTAGTAAATTTATTTGTATTTTGGTTAGATATATCAAAATTAAAATCATTCATAGGTAATCTCATTGGGGTATGTTCTACCATAGGGGACTCTCTAAGGTTTAAGTCCCCTTCGTATCAAAATCTCTCTCGATCAGTTCCAGCCCATATTGTACAACTCTTTTTTCAAAAGGCTCTCGCACAATGATGGAGGCAACTATCAGCTCAAAATACGGGGTATCTATAACATAAACTAATTACACTTCTTAAATCGGGAGTATCTAATATTTGACAATTATTCAATACCGGTTGTTTTCAAGGCTTAATTACGAGCATAGGTAAAAAGCCGTTTTGGTTTAATAAATTAGCTACATATTGGGCGTCCTCTACCTTTATACTTCTATAAGATTTATCGCTCCCGTTTAGTTCCATTGTACTACCAAAAGGCTGGAATAATACCGGAATTTTACCATTAGGAACATTTAAAATCTTAGCATTTTCTTTCTCGTGTTCTGCAAGGTAAAGCTTAGGCTCTGCTATTTTTTCAAGTCCTAATTGTTTTTTTGCCACCTCTAATCGGTTTTTACCATCATTAAAGAAATCGGGGTCTGTATAAGGCTCTAATTCCATATAATCATTTCCCTTTATAACATCTTTAAATAAATTAGGGTAATCTAAACCATAAGCCTCTACATAAGGGTTTCCCCAAAATACAATTGGTCGTGATGTTATAACTTTTACTTTTTGCTTTTTTGCTTTTTCAGTAATAGCACCACTTAAAGCTACTACTCTTCAAAGTCCTCCCGTTAGCATAATTACTAAGGTTTTTTCTGTTGCTTGTTTCTTTTCCATTTTTTATATATTTATCAAATTAAAAGTTTTAATTCTTCTCTCTCTTCTGCCGTTATAGTCCCTAAAATAAGTTTTAATTTTAACTCCTTTATTTTATTTTCTATAATTTCGTCGTCGCTTGGTCTTGGTAAATCTACTAAGACCTTTACGATTTTCTTTTCTTTTGTATAAACATTAAGATATTCTTTGTCTTGTAATTCTTGGTATTCTCAAACTTCCCCCTCGTAGTCTTTAATGTTTTCTCGGTCTTTTTGGTATTCTTTAAAAGTTTTCCCTATATATTTTTTTTGCATTCATTCACAAGCATTACAAGGGTTTTCTCGGAAGGCTTGCATATCTTTCTCTTCTTCAAATTCATATTGTCTTTCACTCATTTTTTGATTTTTTATAGAATAAAAAAGTTAATCTATACTTGTCTGGAAAACAGGAGATGTTCTTGTATTTGAATTTAAAGAGTTTATAAACCCTCCAATTTCCCCCGTATCATAATTAGCTGACATAACACCTCAACAAGCATATCATAATTTAACAAATCACAAAAAACGAAGATATAATTTGTCTCATTCACAAGCGGTAAATCAATTTGTTTCACAAACTGACCCTATATCTGACAAACAACAAACTACATTGTCGGTATTATTTTCTAAGCAACAGTCTTTACAGTATAAAGTGTCAATTGTGCCGTCAGTATGCAATAATCATAACATTATATTAGCACAAGCAAAATTAGAACAATTGCAACAATGTCCTTTATAGCTCATAAACCGAGATGGTTTTATTTTTTTCCCAACAACTTCCCCACCATCAAAAGTTTTTAAAGAAATCATACATAAATTAGCTCAAAAACAGTTTCAAGCATATATGTGGCAACATTTACAAACATAAAATCATTTTGTCTTATCTTCACACGTGACGATGTTAGGGTAATATTGTTGCTCGTCAATAGTGTTATAGTCCATACCGTAAATATTTCATTTACAATTAGGAGTATATATATAACAACCATTAATTGGTGCTGAATATGTACAAGAAAAGGCTGGTAAATACATATTATAATATGTATTAACATTTATAAAGTCTATATTATTAACTCAATGTACCCCTTGGTTATTATTATCTGCATTTATAACAAACATCTTTTATTTCTTATAAAGATAAATTTTTAATTTTCTTGTGTGAAATCTAAGCGACCATTATTATAAGTTATTGTATATGTTTTTTCTCAGCTCGTAATTCTTACAAGTTTTCTATTCCTATAATAAAGATAAAATTCCTCTCAGTCTGCAAGAAAATATTTTAATAATCATTCGCTATTATACTTACAATTACTAATAATTTTAAAACCACCACCACCTCAAAGCATTCAACCAACTGCGTCCATTTTTCGTTGTTTAATACTCGTAATTCCTCCGTCTTCTGTTATTATAGTCGCAACTTTTACATAGTTCTGATTTCGTCCTTCTGTATCAATAACAATAGTTCCGGCACCATTTAGCATAACATAATTTGTAGCGTTATTAGTCAAGGTCGCCGTTCCTCCTTCAAAATAAAATTCCTCGCTCCCTACTCTTACATTTCAGTCTGTTATTTCTATTCATAGTCAACCGGTAGGAATTGCTTTTATTCTCTCGTCTCCGTTATCGTAAATATCATTTATAGCGTTATTAATAACATCTATATACTCCTTAGCGATATAGTTGGAGATAGTGTCCCCTATATCAAAGGAAAAGCTAACGGACCCTTGTGTATTAGCGTCGTCTGATGGGAGGCACGGGAAGGCTTTTCTTTCAATAGTTAAATTGTCTCAGTTTCTCGCCGTTATCTTTACTATTTCCCTTTTTAATACTTTACCATCACTGTCTAAATTTTCTAAGGTTGCAAGCATAGGGAAATTATTACCCCGCCTTTCTCCTTGTCAACTTACAAGCTGGACGGTAGTAGCAAGGGAACTAATAGGGGCGTATAGTTCGCTCCTTACATTATTTTTAGCTGTATAATTCCAATATAAACTCATTTTTACCCTTAGTTATTACTAAAAATTTCTTGCGCTAAATTACTCTGATACTCTACCCCTAAGACTACCTCCTCGTAATTATAACTAACACTTACTATTTGTAGTCCGTTTATATCTAACCCTATATTTCTTACTTTTATAGTATCTCACGGGTGAATTGTTTCGATCGGGTATTCATTATTAATAGTTATTCTTATATTTTGTTTTCCCTTACTATACTTAGCTAAGATACTATCTCTATAAATTTCTCCGGCTGTATTCCCGTAAATATTACCATTTACTACGGTTTTCTCTCTCCTTCAAAATTTTTCTATACTTTCCTCGTCTTCGGCTCGGTCGGTAATTCAGCTATGCGGTCCTCCTAAGTATCAATATTGCACCCTTACGGCGTTTATTACTTGCTCGTAATCTTCGGGAACAGTTAGGCTTGTAATATCTTTTCAATAGGTAAAATTATGGGTAATTTCTGTTGGCTTAGGTTTAAAATAACATACACCATCAGCCCCTATAAAAAGATAATAATTCAAACCGTCTAAGATATTCGTTAAAACCTCATTGCATTTATTACCGTTTACTTCTACATTTACATTATTCCCATAGTCGTCTATACTGTAATCGGTATAGGTTATAAGTCAAGGGTAGGAGTTATTAAAATAATCTATAATCTCTTTTATAACAGTTGCCGGCTCTACATCTTCAAGGGTAAAATTTTCCTCGTTATTATGTCTAAAATAAACCTCACTTAATAAACTATATATACTAAGAAAAGTAGCTTGTACATTTTCCTTATTATTACTAAATAACCTACTATATTTACTAAGATACCCCGTATATAATAGCTTGTTTTCAGTTCCTCTATTATCACTCATATAAACCCTTAAATATTTTACATCGTCTAAATAATCAGTATCTATTGGCAAATTAAGGTTTAATACAAGTTGCCCTTGTCCCTCGTTTATACTCTCCGTTATATTTATATCGTCGGTAATTATAGAACTCGGGACAACCTTTAAGAAATTAAAACTTTTATCATATACCTTTATAAGATATTCTTTCTCTATCGGTTTCTTTATTTCTACTTCTACTAAATAATCAGCACTATATACAATTCCCCCCTCGTTTCCTTGACTATCTACGGGTAAAACTGCTACGGTATAATTACCAACCTCTAAGGCTTGGTATTCTTTATTATTTGCTCCCTCTATTCCTTCTCCGTCTATATACCATTGATAAAGAGTAGCCCCTTCTGTATTTTCTCAAACTCGTGTATAATCAGCTTTTAAAATACCCCCTATGGTATTCCCTCCTGTTATTTGTAGGTTTTCTATATATTCCATTATAAGTAATTCTTAGGGAATAAAACCGATACATCAAAATTAAAAGACCCGTTAGCTTTTACATTTAAAGTATTTACACCAGCTAAGAGTTTTGGAAATCTACCGTTAAAATCTATGGAGTTATTATTTAATAACACTACTTTTTCATCTGTATTTATATCTATAATATCGTCCTCCTCTAAGCTATGGTCTATCTCTATTGCTGTCTCTCCTATTCATACTATAACCTTATTACAACTAATCGCTTCACTTACTAAGATATTTATAATAGGGTTAGAATATTCTGACCCTTGATTATAGATGTCTTCGTTTATCTCGTCTGTGATACTACTAAAATTATAACTGCTCCAAACTTTCTCTTGTCGGAATGGTTGCTCTGCTCTAAAAGTCAAGGTATAAGCCCCGTGTTCTCTGTCGTAATGCTGTCTATCTATAATATTAGTATTAGTCAATGTACATAAAATTCTTCTATAAGTTCCGTCCCCCATCTTTCGGTCAAGGTATCACTCTTTAACACTTAAAGCCTTTTTTAGAGTATCTATTCTATAATCGGTATCTTGGAGGCTATCTCCTAAGATATGCCCCCTTAAAGTAATAGTCCTTTGCTTATAAAATCTATCTAAAAGACCTCCACCATCGTCCTTAGGGTTAGAATAAGTCAAAAGACTTATACTCGGCATATCTCGGGGGTTAGCTTTTTCAGTTATAAAGTGTCTATTTTGTAATCAAAAACCGTTAAAAATAATGTCGTCAAGTCAAGCCCCTTGGCTCGTTCTTACCCCAGCATTAAATAAACTACTATTAAACCTCCCGAAATTTGCCATCTTTTAAATAAATTAATTAATAAATACTAATACCTTTTTTACTTAGTTCTAAACCTCTTTTAATTTCTTCTATTACACTCCTTGCGAACTCCTTCTCGTCGCTACCATTACTAATAACAACACCTCCCATATTTAGATTTATAGATATTTCCCCATTACTCATATTTTCAAGGTCGCTATTTTTTACTATTCTTCAATTTGTACTTGGTATAAACATCTCCGGTCAAGTTTCTCCTACTAAATAAGAGTTTCCTTGGTAAACTGGACCACCACTCGCACGGCTACCATCACTTCAAGCCGACATCGCTCTCATTTTAGCCCTATATACTTCGTTCCAATGGTCTACCAACTCGTCGCACATCTTAACTTGTTTATTATGGTCGTCTGTTAGTTGCTCCATATACTTCTCTTCAAACCCCTTTAATTCATTATAAACACTTTCTCGCTTAGCTCGTTCTTCGTCTATTCTCTTGATCCATTCGTCTTGTAGTTTATCTTGTTCCTTCTTATAACTTCTTAATAGGCTTTGTTCAGTATTTAAAGCATTAATCTTGCTATCTAATTCTGTCTGAATTTCCTCTTGTCTTATTCTGTAATCTTCTTTTATCTTTTCTATACCATTTAAGCTATCATACCGAGTAGCGTATTCTATCTCTTTATCTAAGGCTTGTTGTTCACTCGCACTCATACCATCATACATAGAGGCAAGCTCGTCTTGGTAATCTTTATATTGTTTAATAATATCTACATCAAATTTTCCTACTCCTCCTACTCCTTCTAAGTCTTTTCTACTTACACTATCAGCGACCTCTCAAAGTCCTTGATATTGTTCCTCTAAGGCTTGTAATTCTTTTCTTACACTTACGACCTCCTTAGCTATGCTTTTATTTTCGTCTACTTTAAGCTCTGCTAAGTTATTCTTTAAGTTATTTATATCGTCGTTTAATCATTCAATAACCTTTTCTGTATCTTTTACCTTATTCTCTATCTCGTTAAATTTACTTTGATATTCAGAATTAAGGTCGTTTATATTTTTCTTTTGTCTATCTAATTGATAGTTTAAAGCCTCATAATACTCTTTTAATTCGTTTACTTTATCTTTTGTACTACCTTTTTTACTACTACCTCCTAATATATCGCTATCGCTACCCCCTCCGGCTCCTTTTAATTTAGTCTTAGTAGGGCTTATAGTTTCATTTACTTTATATTTACTTCTTTCTACTTCTGCCACTCTGTCTGTATAAGTTTCCATCATATTGGAAACCATATTATTAAATTCTCCTTCGGCTGCCTCAAAAGGTTTTGTAAATAAGTTATCTTTAATCTTTCCTCAAAGTTCTTTTAATTTTCCAATAGTTCCCCCCTCTACTTCAAAAGGCAAGTCTATTTTTCGGGCTGAGGTATCAATACCTAATCATAATAAGTCGTCTACTCGTTCGACCATACTCGCTATCGCCTCTATACCTTTATTAGCTAATGATACTAAGCTATTTAAAGCCTCCTTTCATAACCTTATAAAAAAACCACTAATATCACTTGTAGCGTCGTCCCAAATCTCGGAAAAAGTAGTTGCTACATCATAGGCACTCTGGACTAATCAATTTATAACACCTAAAACAAAGGTCGACCGTGTTTTAATTACCCCAGCTACTACATTTACACCTTGCTCTATATAGTAAAATAAATCTGTCCGGTCTCCTTTTATAGCACTTATACCGTCCTCGTTTTCTCCTACTATCGCCGTAATAATATCTCCAATAAAAGCGAAAAGGTTATTTATTGTATCCATAACTTGCCCCACTAAATCTATCGCCTCCGATACTAAGACCCCTACACTGTCCCATATTGCGTCAATAGCGTTAGATATATTTTCAGAGTTTTCTTCTACTCGACCAGCCACTTTATCAAAAAAATCTTCTATCTTTTTTAGAGAATTATCTAAACCACCCCCTAAGGCTTGGTTTAATATTACCCCTACTCTTGCCCCGAAATTCTCAAAGACGGTAGTAATCTGGGCTACCTTAGTCGCAAAGGTCGTACTTTGTTCTCCCAACCCCTCTAACTCTTTCTTACCATCAGCTACTACTTGATTTATAAGGGCTTGTTTTTTCTCTTGCGCTGTTAGTTGTTCCACTGTCTTTCCTACACTCTGGGCGTAATTCTCTTGGGCTTCTGTCTGATTTACTATAATTCCTAAGTTATCAAGTATCATAGCGCTACCTCTTCAAAGCCCCGTTACGATATCATTTAAAGCCT